ATGCACTTCAAATCATATTTCTCAGCACTCTCATAATCTTCAATCAAATACTTATCCTTTCGCTTTAGTGTAATAGGGCGAAATAAAACAGCCATTGCCTTATGCATAAGCTGCCACTCTTGAAGATATGTGTCAAGGTCTACATATTCACCAAAACTAATGTCATCTAGTTTAGGTATAAACCCGAACTCTTTACCAGCATAATCAAACCTGTCAATGAACTTGGGTTCTTCTTTAAAGATGTTAGAGATGTCTGTCACAAGCCTATCTATGTCACTTGCTTTAATTTGCATCACTTCTTTAAGTGTTATGCCGCAGAAAATCTCAATTATCTTTTGCTGAAGGAAGGTATCTAACTCCTTACCTTCTGAGACTTTAAGCCAATCTTGGTATTGACCTAGAGTCATCTCGCTTAGCTTTTCGGGGATGTTTAGCTTGATCTTCATATTAGTTATCCGTTAAAATGGTTAAATTGATATACACGTTTTTAATATAAATAGTAGTTTCCTCTGTTGGGGTTTTCTAATACCATCATTATGGAGTATCTAGCTGCATCTATTGCATGGTCTCCTGTCATGGGGTTAGGCTTCTGCAAAGTGTTGCCTTGTTTGTCTTTAAGCCATATGTATCCTTCTAATTCTTTTTTTAGATTTTTGCTTCTTCTAGTAACATATACTTCATTCTGATTGATAAGATTAATACCATAGACCACAGAGTCTCTGCCTTTAGTAACTGGGAATATATCATGGCCATATTGTCTTATCTCAGCTATTGACTTAGGCTCTGCTGAGTCTGCATAGATATAGCCCTCTATATTATTGTTTTTGATGTAGTTTGAAATGTCTCTATTTAGCATTCCTGTTTTATAGAGTACCTCGTCAAATATGTAGCTATCATTGTATTTGTATAGTGAAACTATTGAGGTGCTGTCTACAGAATAACCAAAGTCCATTCCATGTGCTAGGAGTCTGGCTTCTACAGGAACAGCATCTATTTCCTTCCAGTCTGGAATGCATGCACCTTCTAAACTTCCTATTTGACCATCTAAATACACTTTACACCAATTAGCCCAGTATGAAGATGTTTTAGCTTTATCTCTAGCCTTTTCAAGTTCTTTAACTATTGACTGAGGTAGTGCTTCATTGTCTTTGTATGTTAATGTGATAAAGTCTGTGTCTGGTTGGTCTACAAGTTCTTTGTCTACCCAGAATAAAGAAGTAGGGTTATAATCAAGCCACACCGTTTCAGAAGTTCTTATTGCTAA